CATGGCATTAAAACTATCTGTACAAACCCAATTTGGCGTACCAGCCCCACAAGCCTACGCTAGAATCACTAACTTTTATGGCACTAAAGACCAAATCCAAGTCCAAGTCGCTATTCATTACGATGAGTCGGCAAGGCACAGCAATATGGCTACAGTCAAAGAAAACGCACACTACATCGGTATGGAAGACCTCAAGGGTGATTTAATCCCAGCAATCTACGAGGTTCTAAAGACTTATAGTGACTATGCTGGTGCAGAGGACTGCTGATGAATGACGGCTGGGAAGGGTTAGAAAACGTAGCCACAGACGTTAGAGATTCTCAACAAGCAGCTGAGGATTTAAATAAATTATGCCTCCGAGTTCTTGGCTCAGAGGATGGAGCAAAACTAATGAAGTGGCTTAGGTCAGCTTTGTTAGAGCAGCCAGTTGCCTTGCCTGGCTCTGACCCAAGCTATGCGTTCTATCGAGAAGGACAGAACTCTGTGGTGCGGGATCTTGAAGCAAGGATCTTAAAAGCAAGGAAAATGTAAACATGGAAACTACCGAAGCAGTCCAGCCCACAGAGGATGGTGGCCTACTGGACTCAGTAACAACTGAGGACAGCCAAGGTACCGAGCAGCAAAACCCAGAATCAACACAGATATCTCATTTAGCAGAGCAAGAGGATGACACTCCGCTAGACCGGCCTGATTGGTGGCCTGAGAACTTTTGGAAGAAAGACGATTCAGCCCCCGATCTAGAGGGCATAGCCAAGTCTTGGATGGATCTTAGGAAACAGATATCGCAAGGCAAACACAAGGCACCCGCAGATGGTAAGTATGATGCATCCGCATTTGGTGCTGTTCCTGAGAATGACCCAGTTCGTAGCCACGTTATGAGTTGGGCGCAAGAGAATGGGATATCGCAACTCGCTTTAGATAGTTTGGTTGGCAAGGTTGTTGGTATGGGGGCAGAGAAAGTAGAGTCTGTTACCAGATCACTTGCTGAAGAAAAGGCATCTCTTGGCCCTAACGCAGATGTCATTATTAAAGGAATGACAGATTGGGCTAGAGGTCTTGTAAACAAAGGGGTATGGGGCAAAGATGATTTTGAAGAGTTTAAGTATATGGGCGGTACTGCCAAAGGCTTAAAGGCTTTGATGAAACTGCGTGAGACCTATGAAGGTTCTCGCATCCCAGTTGAGTCTGTACCCATTGAGGGCGCTCCCTCCAAAGACGAGTTGTACCAAATGGTTGGTGATCCTAAGTACAAGACAGATCCATCCTACCGCGCCAAGGTTGAGAAGATGTTTGCTCAAAATTTCGGCTAATATAAAGAATCTCCTCACGAGAGTGACCCTTGCCCCGGTGCAGTTTGCCGGGGTTTTTTTATCCACATTTAGTAGATGTAAAAAATATTTCACTAGATGTTGTATTTTTCCTACATTTCTGCTAGAAACTCATTAAGGCATACCATTTAGTTGGCCCTTGATGCAGATTAATCTGACGATTGGCTACCGCAAGTAGCAAGCGTAGGCCCTGGCAACAGGCACACCAAAGCAAAAACCCAATTTATTTTTTACCTATTTAGGAGAAACACATGAGCATTTCATTATCTAATGCCTTTGTTACCCTCTTTGATGCTGAGGTAAAACAGGCTTTCCAGGGCAAAGCAATGCTGGTAGGTGCTGTTCGTCAGCGTAGAGGAGTAGAAGGCTCTACTGTTAAGTTTCCAAAGGTTGGCAAAGGTGTGGCTACCCCACGCATTGCACAATCTGACGTAACTCCATTAAACGTAGCATTTTCAAGTGTAACTTGCACCCTATCTGACTTTAATGCCGCTGAGTACAGCGACATTTTCAGCCAGGCTAAAGTTAACTTTGATGAGCGCCAAGAGCTTGTACAAGTTCTAGGCCACGCTATTGGCCGTAGACAAGACCAGTTGATTCTTGATGCTTTGACAGCATCTAGCACCAGCTTGACTGTTTCTAACGATATCGGTGGTAGCGATACCAACATGAACGTAGCCAAGTTGCGTGAAGCTAAAAAGTTATTGGATAAAAATAACGTACCTCCAGAGGGCCGTCACATTATCCTCCACGCAAATGGTTTAGCATCGTTGTTGTCTGAGACAGCTGTAACTAGCTCTGACTTCAATACTGTTAAAGCTCTTGTTGCTGGTGAAATCAATACGTTCTTGGGCTTTACTTTCCATATCCTTGGTGACCGCTCTGAGGGTGGCCTAGCAGTTGATGCGTCTTTAGACCGCACTTGCTTTGCTTTCCACAAAGATGCCATCGGCTATGCAGAAGCTATTGCTCCACGCACCGAAGTTAACTACATCCCTGAGAAGACCTCGTTCCTCGTGAACAGCATTTTCTCAGCCGGTGCAATTAACATCGATGATGAGGGTATTGTCAAAATCACCGCTCGCGAATCTTAATCTAAGGAGAGACTGATATGGCATATTCTAATACTGGTTTAGTAACTGTTTGTGCATCGAAGTCTGGTAATGCACCATCGATGTATTTATATAAAACAACAGACACCCAAGCTACAGTTAATACTGTAAGCTACTTTGACAGCATTGCAACGCTGTTAAAAGTGGGTGACATTATTTTTGTCTATGACGCTACTACCCCCAGCTTAGTGTTGACTTACGTCAACGCTGTGTCTTCAGCTGGTGTGGTTGACATTGCTGATGGTACAACTATAAGTGCAACCGATACTGACTAATAGTATCTAGTAACAAGATGGGCTATTGCTGGCAAAACTGGCGATAGCCCATTCTTACATTGGAGATTTAAATGGCAGCTGGCGATACCGCACTATCAATATGTTCTGATGCTTGCGTGATGTTAGGCGCAAAGCCAATATCTTCATTTAACGAAGGTAGCGAGGAGGCATCAATATCAGATCGCCTATACCCAGACATTCGTAGCCAAGCACTAATGCTGTACCCTTGGTCTTTTGCTTTTAAAAAGACATCTATAGCTCAATTGGTGACAACTCCTACTAACGAATATCGTTACGAGTATCAACTGCCTGGTGACCGATTAGGATCGCCTAGAGCTGTTTACGATAGTAATTCTGTTGGCATCCCACCTCGTAAAGAATACAGAATCATGGGCAGCAAACTATTGACTGACTATGAAGAGGTTTACATTGATTATCAATACGCTGTACCTGAGTACGATATGCCAAGCTACTTTGTGCAGCTGCTCAAGTACATGATGACTTGGCACCTTGCTTTACCTATTACAGATCAGACCGAGAAGAGCCAGTATTGGCAGTCTGTTGCTATTGGATCACCATCAGAGAATGGGCGCGGAGGCTATCTTAGACAGGCTATGAACATTGATGGAGCCGGTAGTCCAACTAACGCAATTAATGATTTCTCACTTATTGCTGTGAGGTATTAATGGCTCGCTTTGTCTCTATCCAGACAAACTTTTCTACTGGTGAGTTAGACCCATTGCTCCGAGCAAGGGTTGATTTGGCTGCCTATCAGAACGCATTAGAAGAGGCTACCAATGTGGTGTGTCAGCCACAGGGTGGCATTAGACGTAGACCAGGTACAAAATTTATATCAGCTCTAGCAAATACAGGAGCAGAGTCAGCTGGCAATGGCACACGTTTAGTTGAGTTTGAGTTCAGCACATCAGACTCCTATATGCTCTGTTTTACGCATAATCGGATGACTGTATTTAAAAACAAAACTTTAATTACAAACATTAATGGTAGCGGTAACAATTTTCTTGATACGTCAGCTCTAGGGCTAACTGGTGCTAGGTTGGCTAATATTGTGTGGACACAGTCTGCCGATACACTCATTGTGACTCACCCAGATGTTGCACCAATTAAGATTGTCCGAGGTGGCACAGATGCAACATGGACAGGCTCAACTATTACTTTTGACTCTATTCCAAAGTATGCTTTCACCGCTGCTTTTTCTAATCCAGCGGGTACCCTAACACCATCCGCTGTATCTGGTAAGGTTACATTAACCGCCTCATCTGCTGTATTTTCAGCCGGCAATGTTAATCAATATATTAACGCAACACCACAGGGCAGAGCTAAGATTGTTAAATTTACATCGACAACCTCTGTTGATGCTATTACTGAGTTTCCATTTTTTAACACAACAGCTATTGCTAATGGATCGTGGGAGCTAGAGTCTGGCTATGAAGATGTGTGGAGTGCAACAAAAGGATATCCACGCTCGGTAACATTCCACGAAGGCCGTTTATATTTTGGTGGGTCTAAGACTAGGCCATCAACGATATGGGGTTCTAAGGTTGGACTGTTCTTTGACTTTGACCCTACTGAAGGGTTGGATGATGATGCTATTGAGGCAACATTAGACACCAACACATTCAACGCAATTGTTGACATTATCTCTGGTAGAGACTTACAAGTATTTACAACAGGAGGTGAATTCTATGTTCCTCAAAACGGCCTTGACCCAATTACTCCAACGAATTTCTTTGTTAAAACAGCAAGCCGTAACGGCATTAAAGAAGGTGTTAGGGTTCAACAGTTAGAGTCTGGCACCCTGTTTGTACAACGACAAGGGAAATCATTAAATGAGTTTGCTTATACTGATACGCAGCTTACATACGTCACGCAGAAGATATCGTTACTTGCTGGCCATCTCTTGCGTACTCCAACTCGTATGGCTTTGCGTAGGTCTGTGGCTACTGATGAAAACGACTTACTGCTAATTACTAATTCAGATGACGGCACGATGGCTGTGTTCTCATTACTCCGCGCCCAAAACGTCATTGCTCCATCAGAGTTCATTACTGTGGACGGATCTTTTGTGGATGTGGGTGTAGATATCTCAACCATCTATGTGGTAGCAAAACGTAATGTAAATGGTGTATTCCAATACTACGTTGAGGCTTTTGACAACGCCTTACTTACAGACTCTGCCACAACTGGTGGGGTTGCTGCATCAGTATCAGTTACTCATATAGCTACAGAGACAGTCAATGTAATTTTAGATGGATCGGTACAGGCTAACCAAGTCGTACCTGGCGGTGGCACAGTTACATTCCCACGCTCATCAGCTACTAAATTTGAGGTAGGCTTACCTATGACAGTCAAGGCAGTAACCATGCCTGTAGACCTAAAGCTACAGACAGGCACACGCATTGCATTTAAGAAAAGAATTGTTGAGGTTAACGCGTTGGTGGCCAGTACCCAGCACATGAAGATTAATACAATTGAGGTGCCATTTAGAGCGTTTGGTGACATTCTTGATGAAGCAGTTGATGAGTTTACTGGCATCAAAACAAT